GACGTCTTCCGGTACGGGGTGCTCCTGACCTGGTGCGAGCCGGAAAGCCTCTGCTCATTCATCGCTGGGATCATCGACGACTGCGTGGCGATCGGCGTCGAGTTCAACGATCTCCACGGAGGACTCGTCGTGTCGTCCATCATCCAGGCCGCCGTTCACGACGAGGTCGGTGTCCACTTCATCCCCCACCCGGCGATCCAGGACGACACCGTCGTCATCGTCGGCCACTCGGAGGGCGGCGTCCATCTCGCCATCGGAGACGGCGAGGCGTGGGACCCGACCATGTGGCAGCTCCGGTTCGGTCCGAGAGGAGCAGCATGATGATCGAAGACTCAGACGATCGACCCGACGAATGTCTGCCGCACGACGAAGGCCACCGCCTGTCACTCAACGACCTCACCCGGGAACTCCTCGCAACTCGGGAGCGCATCATTCAGCTCCGAGAGCATGAGCAGTTCCTGATCGACGAGATCCACGACACCGCCCCCGGTCGCAAGACCGAGACCGACTACGGCCTGGTCGAGGTGTCGAAGCGACGGAACCGGCGATGGGATCACGACGAGGTCACGAAGCACGTCGTGTCCCGTGCCCTGGACGAACGCCACATCGACCCCGACACCGGCGAGGTCGAGCCGTCCTGGGTGGTCGTCACCCGTGCCCTCCGGGAGTGCGCCGGGATCTCCTACTGGCGAGTCGGCGCGCTTCGAGACCGTGGCCTCGACCCGGACGAGTTCGCTGAGGTGACGAGCGAGTCGAGGTCGGTGCGCGTGCTGTAGGCTGCGCCCGTTGACAGGTTCTGGGCCGGGGCATGGTGACCCGGGAGAGCCGGTGTACCCGTGTGCGTTGTGGTGGCGCGGTTGCGGCATGAAACACCCCGGCCCAACTTTCTGAGATCTATCTGACAAACTTGTTGACAAGTCTTGTCAACGTGTGCGCATAATGAAGGCGTACCAACCACCACATGGAGACACCGACATGAACACCACCACCAACCGCCCGACCGTCCGCATCCGAAACAACTACCGTCACCTCGTCGAGCAGTTCATCAACGCCGGTCAGACCGACGCCGAAGTCGTCGACATGTTCACCGACGATTACGTCACCGCCACGATGGTCGCCAAGGTCCGGGCGCAGATGGAATGGGACAAGGCGAACCCGATCGTCCTCGGCCCCAACTGGACCGACCTGCCCCTCCACCACCGTCCCGTCCGGACTATCGGCGGGGTGTACCTGAGCGTCGAAGACGCCACCGACCGGTCGATGTCGTGCGACGCCGAGATGAAGGCACGTCGTCAGGGCCGCACCGTGTGGACCGGCAACGGTTGGACCCGACCCGTCGAAGACGCCGTCGTCGTCGGCTGAGCGATGCGGGTCGCTCACCGGTCCCGGCTGGTGAGCCTCCCGGACTTCTCAGTTCACACCACCAACCGATCCAGGAGGATCACCATGACCAACCCAACCACCACCGAACTGCTCATCGACGTCGACGCCACCTTGGCAAACATCTTCGGCTGCCCCAACGACAAGGACCAGATCAGCCAGCTCTGCGCCGTGTCTGACTGGGCGGCCAACACCCGCTTCGATCTCGAAGTCCAAAACCGCTACATCGAGCTGGGCCATGACGACCATCACGGTGTCGTCAAGTGGCTCGCTCAATCTGCGGACGACGGCCTCTGGTCCATCCCGGGCATCGTCGAGATGATTGAGTGGGTGGAAGCATGACGAACCGACTGACCGACCTCGCCGCCCTCGCTGGTCTCATCTTCGTCGGGTGGGTCATCGCCACCCGGCTCCATGTCCTCTATGACGCCTCCGTCTGCTGGACGTCATGCGGGTGACACAATGGCCCCAACAGTCCTTGACGAAGGGAGAAACATGACGACACCCGGAGGCGATTGCGTCAGCTACGGCGGCGGGGTGCAATCAACGGCGCTTCTCGTCATGGCTGCCCGGAAGATGATCGACTACCCGCTGTTCATCTTTGCGAATACCGGCGACGACTCGGAGCACCCTGACTCGCTCGATTACGTCCGCAACATCGCAACCCCCTACGCAAAGGAGCACGGCATCGAGGTCGTCGAAGTAGCGAGGAAAGGGCCGACGCTGATGCAGGCTGCGATGGGCGAGGGGGAGGCAACGTCATCGAACTTCCCGCTGCCATTTTACGGGTCGGGCGGACCCCTCAATCGAACCTGCACGGCCAAGTGGAAGATTCACACGGTGGGCCAAGAGCTTCGAGCACGAGGTCACTCAGCGAAGAACCCCGCCCACGTCGCTCTCGGCATCTCAGTCGATGAGTTCCAACGGGCAAAGGGCGAAGGCTACCAAGACCCGAAGTTCAAGATCCAGATCTTGCACTATCCACTCCTCCAACACGGTCTCACTCGTCACGACTGCCATGACCTGATCGCAGACGAGGGGCTGCCGCAGCCAGGGAAGTCGTCGTGCTTCTTCTGCCCGTATCACTCCAAGCTCAAATGGCAGCATCTTCGAGTGACGAGACCCGATCTGTTCGAGAAAAGCGTGCAGCTCGAACGGCGGTATCAGCAGCGGCTCGAAGAGAAAGGCGCTCCGAAACAATGGATAAGCGCCGCCGGACCTAGATCAGGCATGACGCTCGACGTCGCCATCAACGACCAACCGGAGCTGTTCGGCGACGAAGACTGCGGCGGATACTGCCACACATGATTGGACACGACCCTGAGACAGCGTGCGACCGCATGTTTTACCGGCTGGACGACCTCAACCTCGCCGAACTCCGAGCCGTTCACCGCAGCCTCGGAGGGACCGCCGAACTCTACGACCCCTCCGCCCTGCGGGCAGCGATCCGAGACCTCTCCAACGGCGTCAACCCACCCCACAACCCGGTCCGCTCATCAGTCTCCAACGCATACTCCAGACAGTCCACCGACACCGGGCACAACCGGCACACCGCACGCGCCTCAGACCAGTCCGAGTTTGCCGGGTAGAACACCTCGGCACGGGCGCCTCGACAGCGCGCTCGACTGATCCACGCCAGTTTCATCACCCGCAACGGTAACCGCCCCGACTACTGTCAACGGGAATGACCCAGAAGCCAGGCATCCGCAAGACCCCGATCACGACACTCGTCCCGCACCCGTCGAACCCAAGACAAGGCGACGTCGGCGCGATCATTCAGTCGATCGAAGCGAACGGCTGGTACGGCACCCTCGTCGCTCAGATCTCGACCGGGCACGTCCTCGCTGGGAACCACCGACTCCAGGCTGCGATCCACTGCGGCCTCGACCGCGTGCCGGTGCATTGGGTCGACGTCGACGACGACACCGCCCACCGCATCCTCCTCGCCGACAACCGCACCACTGACCTCGCCACCTACGACGAACACGCCCTCGCCGACCTCCTCGTCGAGATGGGCAAGACCGGCAACCTCGACGGCACCGGCTACGACGGAGACGACCTGGACGACCTCCTCGCCGAACTCGAACGCCACGGTCCCGACGCCGACGAACCACCGACACCGGCACCACCCGACGACCCGGTAACGCAACCCGGCGACCTGATCCTGCTCGGGAACCACCGACTCATCTGCGGCGACACAACCGACCCGGAAGTCATCGGCCGCCTGTTCGCCGACGGGCAACCCGCTCAGATGATCCACGCCGACCCGCCCTACGGCATGAACAAGGAAACGATTGAGGGCGACAACCAGCACGGCCCGAAGCTCGACGCGTTTCAGATGCGATGGTGGAACACCTGGCGCGCCCACCTTCTCGATAACGCCTCGGCGTACATCTGGGGAATTGCCGACGACTTGTGGCGGCTCTGGTATCTCGGCGGACTCCGAGACTCCGAAGTGATGGAGATGCGGAATGAGATCGTGTGGGCGAAAGGGAACGCCCAAGGCCAGAACCAAGACGAACGCCGGTCCTACTCGCCCGAGACGGAACGCTGCCTCCTCATCATGCTCGGACGTCAGAAGATGAGCACCAACGCCGACGAATACTGGGAAGGATGGGAACCGATCCGCAGCCACCTCGCCGCCGAGATCGACAAGATGGGATGGAATGCGAAGGACATCCAACGCATCACCGGCGTCGGCATGTACTCCCACTGGGTCACTACATCCCAGTGGGTCATGATCCCCGAGCACCACTACAACGCCCTCCGAGATGCCGCAGACGGCGAGGCCTTCAACGACTCTTACGATGCCCCGCTCTCAACCTACGAAGAACTCCGAACCGAGTACGAAGCCATCCGAGACGCCTGGTACGCCACACGCGCCCCATTCAACAACACCCACGACCTCATGACCGACGTCTGGACCTTCGACACGCCACACGGCGACGACCGACACGGACACGAAACACCCAAGCCAGTCGCACTCACCGAACGAGCCATCCGCACCAGCTCCAACCGAGGCGACATTATCGCCGTCCCGTTCGCCGGAACCTGCCCCGAGATCATCGCCGCCGAGAACAATGACCGCACCGTTTATGCCGCCGAACTCGAGCCCAAGTTCTGCGACGTTATCGTCCAACGCTGGGAAGACCACACCGGCCAGACTGCGACCCGACCCTGACCCAGTCGCAACGCTACACTCGCAACATGGCCCGCAAGCCCGGACACCCCGCACCCCAGAAGAACGCCACCGCAGCACTCACCCCCGAGGAAGCTGACCGGTACCGGCAGGTCGTCGAGCTGCGTCGCGCCGGGTGGACGTTCGACGACATCGCCGACCATGTCGGCTACGCCAACCGAGCGTCAGCGAAACGCGCGTACGATGCCGCCCTGAAACGATGGGGCACCGCCGCCGTCGAGGAGGTCCGGGCGTCCGAGGGTGAACGCATCGACCAACTCTGGCGACGCATCTCCACGGCGATCGCTCAGCTCGGACCCGACGCCGACCCGAACCAACTCGCCACGCTCACGAACTCAGCGATCCGAGTCTCGGGCGCACGCCGTCAACTGTTCGGCATGGACGCCCCCCGACAAGTCGAGGTGACCGGTCCTGAGGGCGGCCCGCTACGGACTGACGTCGGCGAGATCCTTCGGGAGCGTCTCCGCAAGCTCGAAGCGTGACCGACCAGCGCTCGGTCGTCCAACGGCTCCGGACCGCCGAGGGAATCGACTGGGCCGAGGACTACGACCCGCACTTCATCCGGTCCATCCTCTACGACTGGTCCTCGTGGGCACGACCCGCCCAGCTCGCCCCCGACGGCGACTGGCGCATCTGGCTCATCCTCGCCGGTCGAGGCTTCGGCAAGACCCGGTCCGGTGCCGAGTGGGTCCGCCAACAAGTCGAACAGGGTCAAGCTCGACGCATCGCACTCGTGGGAGCGACCGCTGCCGACGTCAGGGACACGATGATCGAGGGCGAGTCCGGTCTGCTCCGGATCTTCCCCGACGAGACTCGGCCCAGGTACGAACCCTCGAAGCGTCGGGTCACCTTCACGAACGGTGCGATCGCCACGACGTACTCCGCAGACGAACCCGACCGGCTAAGAGGACCGAACCACGACGCCGCATGGGCCGACGAGGTCGCTGCATGGCGCTACCCCGAGGCATGGGATCAGCTCATGTTCGGGCTGCGCATCGGTGACCGGCCCCGAGCGGTCGCCACCACCACCCCGAGACCGACCCGCCTGATCCGCAACCTCGCCGACCGGCCCGACTGCGTCGTCACCCGAGGCTCAACCTATGACAACGCCGACAACCTGTCCCCGGCGTTCCTCGACGAGATGCAGCAACGCTACGAAGGCACCCGCCTCGGACGGCAGGAACTCGAAGCCGAAATGCTCCTCGACGCCGACGGCGCACTCTGGACCCGAGACATGCTCGACGATGCCCGCACCACCACCGTCCCGAACCTGCGCCGCATCGTCGTCGCAATCGACCCGGCAGCGACCGCCAACGCTGACTCAGACGAGACCGGTATCATCGTCGCCGGAGCCGATGACCACGGCCACGGCTACGTCCTAGAGGACCGCTCGATGCGAGGCAGCCCCGCCGAGTGGGCGTCTGCTGCGATCACCGCTCACCACGTACACAAGGCCGACCGGATCGTCGCCGAAGCCAACCAGGGCGGCGACATGATCTCTCACACGCTTCGCACCGTCGACGCTTCCGTCCCGGTCAAACTGGTCCACGCTTCCCGAGGTAAACGCACCCGAGCCGAACCCGTCGCTGCGTTGTATGAGCAGGGCCGGGTTCATCACGCCGGGACCTTCCCTGAGCTGGAGGATCAGCTCTGCACCTGGACACCGGACGGCCCGTCACCGGACCGGCTCGACGCTCTCGTGTGGGCGCTCTCGGAGTTGATGGTGGGCGGCCGGGAGCCGCAGGCGGTGGTCCCGTTCCAGTCGACCCGACCGTCCCCCTGGAGCGTCTGACCGCCTCATATGGGGTGCCTACTGACACGCCCCTCGTGACCCACTACTCTCCCGAGTGTGCAGACGCATCAACTCGTGGACCTAACCCTCGACGAAGTGTCCGGCGTGGACCACCCCGCCTCACTCGTCGAGGGCTGGCTAGTAATGAAAGCCGACGACCCGATCTCCGACGCGTTCGCCGACCTAATCACCGACCAGGAGAGTGACCCCGTGGCAGAAACCCACGTGGCCGACCAGGTCGCCGAAGCCCCGGTCGCTGACGAAGCGTTGGCGAAGGAACTCGGCGATCTGAAGAAGGCCCTGACAGACATGACCATCCACTTCGAGAAGGCAGCCGCCGAACGAGACGAACTCGCTGAGGCCGCCGCCATCGAGAAGGCGACGACTGCGGTCGCCGCATGGGATCAGGTCCCCGGCATGACCGACGACTTCGTCCCGGTGCTGCGCTCGCTCGACGACGAGCAAGCCGCCGCCGTGACCGCTGTCTTCGACGCTTGCCAGATCGCGTTCGCTGAGGCGGGCGTAACGAAGGAACTCGGCACCGACGCCCCCGGCGACGGCGACGCGTTCTCCACCATCGAAAGCCTCGCTAAGGGCCTCATGTCCGAGGGCAAGGCTTCCAACTTCCACACGGCGGTCGCGCAGGTTGCGCAGGACCGTCCCGAACTGTACGCCGCATATGTCGGCGAGAAGGGCTGACCAATGGCCTACGACGATCCTGGTGTCGATATCGGCACCTTCACCGCCTCCGCCGACCTGTCGGCGAAGCAGTACTACATCGTGAAGATGTCGGGCGACAACACCGTCACGGTGTGCGCCGCCGTTACCGACGTTCCGATCGGTGTGCTTCAGAACAAGCCCGCCTCGGGCGAGCAGGCCGTGGTGCGTGTCTTCGGCATGTCGAAGGTGAGCGCTGACGCAACCCTCGCTGCTGGCAACATCATCGGCACGTCCGCAGACGGCCAGGCGCAGCCGGTCACTCAGGGTTCTGAGACGACCGTCTACAACATCGGACAGGCAGTTACGGGCGGAGCCGCTGGCACCCTCCAGACTGCACTAATCACCATCGCTAACGGGAGGGCCGCCTGATGCCGCAGCCAACTCAATCAGACGTCCATGTCGACGCGATCCTCACGGGGATCTCCGTCGCTTACATGCAGGACAACGATCATTTCGTTGCTGGCAAGGTGTTCCCCACCGTGCCTGTCCAGAAGCAGTCGGACAAGTTCTTTACCTACACTCAGGAGGACTTCTTCCGGGACGAGGTGCAGAACCGCGCCGACGGCACCGAGTCCGCAGGCTCGGGCTACGGCCTCTCGACCGACAGCTACTCGGCGTCCGTGTGGGCACTCCACAAGGACATCGGCGACCAGACCCGAGCGAACGCAGACGCACCGCTCAACATGGACCAGGACGCCACCCGGTACCTGTCGCAGCAGATGCTGATCCGTCAGGAGCGCGACTGGGCGACCAACTACTTCGGGACCTCGATCTGGGGCACCGACACCACCCCGTCGACCTTGTGGTCGGCGTCGTCCGGTTCGGACCCGATCGGCGACGTGCAGACCGGCATCAACACCGTTCTCACGAACACCGGCTACCGCCCGAACGTCGGCGTCTGCTCCTACGCAGTCTTCAGCATCCTGAAGAACCACGCTGACATCGTCGAGCGCTACAAGTACACGACCTCCGAAAGCCTCACGACCACGCTCATCGCCCGCACCCTGGGCCTCGACGAGCTGTACGTCATGGGGTCGATCGTGAACACCGCAGACGAGGGCGCCTCGGCGTCCTACAGCCAGATCGGCGACAAGGACATGCTCCTCGCATACGTCCCGGACTCGCCCGGTCTCATGCAGCCGTCCGCTGGCTACAACTTCTCGTGGACCGGTCTCGCCAACAGCGGCGGGTTCGGAACTGCGACGAGCGTCAGCCGGTTCCGCATGGATCACCTTCGGGCTGATCGTCTGGAAATCCAGGCAAGCTGGGACTACAAGGTCGTCAGCTCGGCCCTCGGGTACTTCTTCTCCAACTGCGTCGCCTAATCCAGCGACGTAACTCTGGGTAGACAGCGGCCCCCGGGTACCTTTCCCCGGGGGTCGTTGCGCGCCCGCCCGATGACGACGACGAACGGGTGTTCTAGGATGACGGCATGACCTGGACGTACTCCGGAGACCCCGCAACGAACGCCCGAGACTCGATCCGGTTCCTGGTCGGCGACACCGACA